GGACGGGTCGGGAATGCACAGCTACTCCGCCCGGACGCACGTCGGCACGGTGCGCTCGATGGAGGACATGGGCGACGACGTGATGATGATGGCCGACATCTTCGACACCGAGGAAGGCCGGGCGCTCAAGGAATACCTGAGCGCCGTGATGGAGACGGGGAGTATGACGGGACTCTCCATTGGGTTCCGCGAGCGGGTGACGAGCCCGGGCGTCGTCGAGATCAACGGGCGGAAGGAAGGCATCATCGACATCAAGGAGGTGGAGTTGATGGAGGTGACGGTCACGCCCTTAGCCGCGGTGCCGGGGACGCAGGTGCTTGGCGTCCGCACGCAGAGCGCGACGAAAGAGGTTGTCGTGGGATTGATGCGGTCCTTGCCGAGCGAGGAGCGCAACCAGATCTTGCAGGACATGCAGGCCACTCAGGGAGACGCGCAGCCGCCCGACGCCGCGGGACTCACGCCCGCGGATAGGGGATCGGAGCCACCGGATGTGGCGAGCATGGAAGACCGGATGATGGCGTATCGATCGACTTTCACAGGACGGAGCACATGATCAATCCGAAAGACCGCGCTGCTGCAGAGGCGGCGCAGAAGTTCCGGACCCAGGCTGACGAGTTGCGGGCGAAGCTGCTCGACCCGGCCGTGGTGATGACGAAGGACGAGGTAGAGACAACCGTGGCCGGCGTATCCGCATTGGAGACGCGGGCGGCGCAAGCGGCGGGCTTCACGCCGCGCGAGGAGATCGACCGGCAGGGCGGGGATGACCCGCTCAAGCGCGCGGGGCCGGAGAGTGGTGAGCCCGAGGTCCGCACCATCCAGAGCCGCTGCGCCGCGCTCCACACCAACGCGATGAAGCACTTCGGCAGCATCGAGCAGTTCGTGCGCGTCGGGGCGGGCCGGAGTCAGCCGCGGAACGATGCCCAGCGCACCGTGCTGCGGGAAGCGGTGACGCTGGCGCAAGAGTTGTTTCCGGGCGACCTCTCGGCCCGAACCATCGTCGGCACGACTGACGACGCCTCGGGCGGTGAGTTCCTGTTGCCGTTGCAGCAGGAGGCCTCGATCTTCGCCGTGCCGAATGTGCAGGAGGGCATCCTCCAGCACGCGCAGAAGTACGCCGTGACGGGCCGGACGATCCGGATTCCCTACGTCGTCCAGACTGACGCTACGGGTGGCAAGACGCGCCCGATGGCGGGTATCGCCGCGATCTCGATCGTCTCCGAGGGCGGGACCAAGCCGACGCGCGAACCCACGTTCGCCCAGCGCTTGCTCACCGTCTACAAGTGGGCGGCGATCTGGAAGATCGGCGACGAGACGGCCGCCGATGACTTCACGGGCCAGGGTGCGTCGACGGTGGCGCAGCTCGTGGGCGGTCAGGTGATCAACGAAATGAACGACTACGCGACCGTTGTGGGCACGGGCACGAGCCAGCCGCTCGCGGCCCTCCACACGAACAACGGTGCGCTGCTCACCGTGAACCGCGCGACCTCGCAGTCGGTGGACATCACGGACATTTTCAAGATGTGGACCCGGCATACCCACGGGGCGAATTCCTACTGGGGTGTGAGCCGGCGCGTGATGGAACAGTTGTTCGCCCTCACGCTCAGCAGCAACACGCTCGTCACGTTGCTGCCGAACCTCACGGGGACGCCGGTGATGTCGATGCTGGGCTACCCGATTCGGCTCAACGATCTCCAGGCGACGCTCGGCGTTGCCGGCGACGTGTCGTTGATCAATCCCGCGTTCTACGCGGCCGCGATCCGGACGCAGTTGACGGTGGAGTCGTCCATCCACGTTGAGTTCGTCGCGGACATCACGACTTACCGGGCCTTCGCGCGCGGGGGAGGGATTCCGATTCCGACCGGGACGTTTGCCTACAAGGCGCCCGGCGGGACAAAGACGGACGAGCACTCGCCGTTCGTGCGGCTGGGTGACGCGATCACGTCGTAAGACAGGTCAACCGGGACGGGTCGTCCTACCGATGATGGTGGGCGGGGTCCGACTCCCCGCCCGGTGATATGCAAGTGGAAGCATTAAGCCGGATCAGTGTCGGCGGGGTGCCGCGGGTGGCGCGGGACCGCTTCGAGCTGTCTCGCACCCTCGCGCTTCATCTGCGCGAGCGGGGGCTCGTGCGGATCGTGACCGCACGGGAGATGGAGAAAGAGGATTGGTGGACTTTCCCGCACCGCGAGCTGCGGGCCTACGAGGGCCGGGCGCGGCCGTGGCGGCGCGTGGTGGCCTGCGTGAATATCTGGAACGACCTCGCGGCACTCCGACAGACCATGCCGTCGTGGCTCCCCTATGTGGACCGCGTGGTCGTGGTGGATGGTGCCTATGCGGCGCTGGGGCTGGAGCAGGCGGAGAGCACGGACGGGCTCGCGGCGTGGCTGGCCGAGCAGGTCGCCCCTGAGCGTCTCGAGCTGATCCTTCCACCAGCGGGGGGTTGGCCGAACCAATGCGCGAAGCGGTCGGCCTATTGCGCGGCGGGAGAGGAGGGCGATCTCCTCTTCATCGTGGACGCCGATGAGCGGGTCGCCCAGGCATCCGCGCTGCGCGAGGTATCCGAGTGTGACGTGGGTTGGGTGCGGCTGGTGAATGAGACGATCTACCGCCGCCCCTACGGCCAGCCGCGGCTCGTGCGCTGGCGCCCTGGTCTTGCCTACCGGGGCCGCCATCATTGGATGTTCGCCAGCGAGGCCGTACTCGCGACACACCAGTATGGCGGGCCGGGGTTCTGGCATCGGCTCGTGCCGCTCACGCTCACCAATACCCGGCGGCTGGGCCGGAGCCCGGAGCGCGTTGAGCAGCAACAGCGGAGCCTGGCCGTCGCGGCGGCCGTGGAACATCCGCTGGTGTTGAGCGAGCGGACGCGGGCCTCGGACAGTCAACTCGGGGCGCGGGAGTCGCTGCGCATTCTCCAGCTCGCAAGCTACGATCCTGGCCTCGTCGGCTACCGGCTCCACACGGCCATCAACACGACGACGCCGCATGCGTCGGTGTTCGCGCGCAAGGCGACGGACAATCCGTTCCGGGGGCCGTACCAGGTGGACCTCCTCGCCGAACAGGAGCGCATGGCGGCGCTGCTCCAGGCGGCGGATGTTGTGCACTGTCATCTCGACTACGGTATGCTCCGGCTCTTGCGGGCGACGCCGCAGCGCGTGGTGATTCATCACCACGGGACGCTGTTCCGAAAAATGTCCGATTGGTTTAACCTCGCGGACCCGACGCTCGCGCGATTGCGGCTCATCTCCAACTTCGAGCTGCGGCGCTACGGCGATGGGCTGCGCTGGCTCCCGAATCCGATACCCGTGGCCGAATACCGCGCGCTCCGCTCGCTCTACTTCCAGCCTTCGCCCTGCGTGCGGATCGGACACTCACCGTCCAAACGCGAGCTCAAGGGCACGGAGACGTTTCTTGCGGCCGTGGAGACGATGCGCCGGGTGGGGCTCGCGGTCGAGCCCGTGCTGATCGAGAATCAGCCGCATGGGGAAGCGCTTCGGCTCAAGGCGTCGTGCGATCTCTTCTTCGACAGCTTCGATCTCGGGCTGCAATGCTCCGGTCTCGAGGCGGGCGCGATGGGGATTCCCGTGCTGGCTGGGGACGAGTACGTGCGGGCCGAGTACGAGCGCGAAGTGGGCAGCGTGCCCTATGTCTTCGTCACGCCGGAGACGTTGGCGGACGCGATGATCGATCTTGCGCAGCACGAGGAGGAGCGGCAGGGCGCTGCGGAGCGGCTGGCTTCCTACGTCACGGAGTACCACGACGAGGCAGCCGTGGCCTTGCGCTACCTCGACCTGCTCGACGAGGCGTTTCGCTGGCGGCAGGAACAGCGCGTGGACACCCCGCAGCGGTTGATGGTGGAGCGGCGCCGTGCTGTCTGAGACGGCGGTCCGTCTGGTGTATGAGCGGTTCTTCGCTGAGGGGCGGAACGTCGAACGCCCGTGGCACGGCCGGCGGGAATGCACGTCGATCGGCTGGCCGACGATCCGCTGGTGTGCGGCCTGGGTGCAGGCGCGGGTAACACCACCCCATGTCCTCGATCTCGGCTCGGGACTCACGACGATTGTGTTGCACCATCTGCTACGAGTGGGGGCGATTGCCGAGCTCCTCAGTAGTGACACGTCCCGGCAATGGCTTGCCAAGACGCAAGAAGAGTTGGTGCGCGAGGGACTGAACGGAGGTCGCTGTCTCCTCCAGAACGAGCTTGAACGGCTGCCTGACCTCGGCGGTCGGTTCGATCTCATCGTGCTCGATCTCGGGACGACGATGGACCGCGTGCGCCGGCTCCCACAAATCACGACGTGGCTTGCGCCTGGGGGCCTCATCCTGCTCGATGACTGGCACATGCAGCCG